AAGGGGCCTTCAGCACCCAGGGTATACCTGACCCCTGTCTTGATGCCTTTCCAGATATTGCCGCGGCGCTCCTGGCGTTGTCGGATCCTTCTATCGCGAGCATGCTCGGCGGGTGCCGTGATGGTGTTGCTTACCTGGGACAAGTCATTAGCAAGCGCCATTTCGTCGGCCGGGGTGTTTTTCTTGTCTTTGGCGCTGGAGTCGTTGTCAAGTGGAGTCTGTTCTTCGAGCACGGGATCGCCTCCTGTTCCTGTCGGCGCGCCGGGGTTTTTGTTTTCTTCTTCCTCGCGCGTGCGCTGGCGGGCACTGGCTAGCGCCCACTTTTCTTCTGTCGCGAGAGGAAACGAACCATTGCTCCTTGTCGCGGCATGCGGACTCCGACTGCTCTCATAATCAACCCCGTAAGGAAATGCTTCATTAGAAAAGTTGCCCTCATTATCCCAACCTAATGGATGCTCATGGATAACAGAAAAATCAAAGTTAATTTCAATTAATTTTGGCAAAATGGATCCGCCGACGAGAAGTTCGGAGGATCCGGCGCCGGTGGAATCTCCCCTTTCAATTACGCCAGCATCAGTCTCTAAATTATGATTAATTGTTAAACTCTTCAAAACACCCAATACGCCGGCGTGTGTGCCTCGTCCAGTGCCCATGGATTCCGTAAAACCTTCGCCGGGTTCCAGCACAGGGTATCCATCTTTGCGCATTTCTTCGGTGGGCGACCAACGGGTCTGATCTCTTACTAAATTCATAACACCAAGCCTAAGAATTGGAGATTGCGCAATGGTGGTAGCAGATCCTACATCATAATAATTTGGATATAAAAACTGCGTCAAAGCTTGAACTTTTGCTAAATTTTCAAAAGCTTCGCTTGATGTTGCTGCTGGTATCTTTAAATTCATTGTAATGCTGCGAGTTGTATTTTTAAACTGGTAAATCGGATCCATTCGACCATATACGGTTTCTTCACTCCAGTCAGGCGAAAAGGTTTCGTTATATGCCACTATGAAAGCTTTAAAGAATAGTTGCCTACCAGTAGGAACATGTGTGAAGTCTACAACATACCCCAAGTTTGCCAGGGCATCTGACCCGTCAACATAGGCCCGGTTGCGGTGGCCTTTGCGGAGGGCTGCGCCTTCTAAGCCTAATTTGCCGGCATTAAAAAATGTACTTTCAATCTTCTTTTTATCACGTTTTCTACTCATTTATATTATTATCCTTCCTTGTGGTATTCGCCCATTACCTTCTCCACTTTCTTCTTGAAAATGTCTCCATCTATTTCTACTACAATTTGAATGGGCTCTGTTCGCGCGCCGCCGCCTCCTGTGTTGCCGCCTCCTGTGTTGCCGCCTCCTGTGTTGCCGCCGAAAGCGGATCCGATTGCGGCTGTGCCGGCTCCTATTGCGGCAGCACCCCCGCCAAATGCCGCTACCATTGGTGCTAAAGCTACTGCTGCTATGGCTGCTTCACCAAGTGCTGCTGTTACTAGTGTAGTTTTCAATAAGGGAAGCTCATTGATGGATGTCGATATGGTGCTAAATGATTGTGCCGGGGCATTCCACTGTGGTTCGGTTAAGCTTCCCATTGCTGCGACTAGTACTTCCATGGGGGTGACCACGCCGGCAACGGACTCGCCAAGACGATCAAATGCTTCGGCCATTCCTTCCACCGCTTTTATATTCTTGACATCAGCAACTGCCGCAGTAATGCCCTTAAGACCGGTTGCTGAATCTTTTAGGCCTTCTCCTTGAAGCAGAGCCATCGATTCCATAATTGTGGCAAGAGAGGCTAGTTTTTTTCCACTAACAAACGCAAGAGAAATTCCGAAAGCTACCATCGATGCGGCAAAGAGTCCCATGCCTATGGCTCCTGCTATTATGAACCCAACACCCGCGCCCATGGAGACAAAAAATTTGCCTAATGCCACTAATTTAGGTATTTCTACGGCAGCAAACATCTTTGCAAATCCTGCGGCCATAAATCCGATGCCGGCAGCTAGTAACGCCACCGAGGCAACCACAAGAGCAATTGGGCCCAGAACAGTAAACAATCCTGCTCCAAATACCATCATGGCCAAGCCGGCCGTAGTGAGTCCTGGTGAGACACCGGGAAGAATAGTTCCAAGGAGATATAGCGCTGCGCCGAAAGCAACTAGCTCAATAACTAATAAAGAAGGTGAAGCAATCATCATAACTAAAGCAAAAGCAGCAAGACCTGCGACCAATGGAAGTAGTGCTCTAGTGAAAAGCTTGGCGCCACCAGAGGCGACGGTGGAGGATGCCCCAAAAAAGGCTTGGGCGATTGCTGAACTTATGGTGGCGCCCTCCTGTATCAACAACTGCGCGGCGGTCCATTTTACTTTAAGACCGATGGCGGCCGTAACGACTGCATTCGTTGCCAGGACAGCATTATAAGCAGCATATATCATAATTAAGCCTTTAATCAGCCAAGCATACTCCATAAGGCCCGCTATAAAGCCCTGAACCGTATGCATTAATTCAATTATTTTATCTGAATTTTTAGCAATCATTGCGTTCCATTGTTCTGAAATATTCATTACTTTTTGCTGGCGTTCGGCCAGTTCTATCTGCGATGCGGCGCTTGCTTGTGTTGCGTCGGTCATTAGATCGGTTCGACCACTCATCATCAAAGCCAAATCACCGACGTCAGAAAGACCCAAGGCTTCAGTATAAAACTGCTTCTGGTAATAAGACATTGTATCGAAGGAAAGTCCCGCGTCTTCGATTGCGCCCCTAATAGTATCAAATCTGGATACTGGATCAGTGTCCATCATCATATCCATCGCATTAACGAAGTTGCCGCCCAAAGCAGCATTAAGCTTTCCTGTCGCCGTCGCTGCGTCTTCAAAAGTATCAAACTTAGAGGCAATCTGAACTACCTTGCTCATTTCCATGCCAGTAAGCTTTTGAATTCTCGCTAATTCTTTAAATGTTTTAGTTCCCTCGGTACCGAATTTTGCTAACTGAGTACCCATCGATGCATATTCTGCTGCCATTTGTTTTGGGGCAACGCCTAATTCGTTCGCGACTGAAACTAGTTCTCGGGAGGTTTGTTCGGCTTCTGTTATAGATTGTCCAAACAGCTTCATGGAGTTTTGAACGCCCTTTGCTGTGTCGGACGCGGCTATACCAAGCTTCGATAATCGTGCGGTCGTATCCTGTAATGCCTTCCTTTGACCTTCAGAAGCCATGGTAAAATCAGTAACACTATTAATTAACTCTCCGGTACCCTCAGTAAGGTCTTTCATCGAAACGCCAGTAATGGCCAAGTCCTTGTGAAGCTCGCCTAATTGATCTGTATATTCTTGCGGCATCTGAAAAGTGCGCTCAAATTGTTTTTGCGCATCGAAAGCGGCTGTAGCTACACCTAATGTCTTAGTATACACGCTGGTGAGAATCGATAGGCCCTTGGCCTTAATTTTATTTATCGCTTCCTCGCCATCCTTTATTTGATCTTGAAGGTCGGCCTGATCCTCCAACGCCTTCGTTATTTTGTCAATTGCGGCCTGGACTTCTTTCTGCGTTTCGACCAGATCCTGTCCCTTCTCGTCTACTGTCTCTCCGGCGGCGAGTTGGTTATCTAGGGACGTTAACTGGTCTTTAAGAACCCCGAGTTGCAGTTCCTGAATTTTCTTTTCCGACTCGGCAATTTCTTTCTTTAATTTGGCGGCGCGGCCACCTTGTTTGTAGCCGTCTAGAAGATTTTGTTCAGTTTCTAGCTCTTTTAACTTTTCAAAGTTAATACCCTTCGCAAGTTTTTGCTGTTCATCGAGAACCTGCTGGAGAGTCTTTTCCGCCTCGTAGATGCTTATTAGTCGGGTGTTCTGCTCATCAGAAAGGTCTATGTTCTCCTTGTGGCGCCGAGCAATTTCTTTGAGAACTTCAAGCTCTTCGCGCCTGACTTTTAAGCCCTCTTTGGACGCCTCAACAACGGCTTCAATATTAGCAACGTCGGTATCAGTTGGAGCGGGGGGAGCGGGGGGGACGCTAGGATCGTCGGAGTCGCCGTTGGCCATAAGTTTGCCTCACATTAATGGGTGTACAGATAATTAGTTTACAAAAAAAAAGACAGGGCTTTACCCTGTCATTTAACTATTGATGCCGGCATCGGATTATTATAGGGGGTAAGCGTCTGTGACTTACCGGTGCCCTTCTGGGCCTGCTCAATCGCCTCAGCTTCATCCTTTAATTGTGTCGACAAGCGTTTAACAAACCACTCGCGCAAACCAATGGGCAGATTATAGGCTTCAGAGAACGACCATCCGCCAGAATATTTTAAAAAGAAGAACTGCTCATACACGTTCTCTATATATTCAGGACTGAGGCCAAAAAAAGTCCGCGGAAAGCGGAACCTCCATGTCTACTTCATAATCACACTCGTCGCATCCAAAATTCTGTGTAAGATCAATATTTGGGGTTACTAGTTTGTTTATTACTCTAAGATGACGAGAGTCCATGGACGGAATATTTTCAACTAAATACTTAATGGCTTGTGGGCTGTTGTCTCCATTAACCGCGACTACAATATTGTTTAATTGAGTTGTTATTATGTTTTCGTAAATATCGACTTTCTTTTTGTTTGCATTGTTTAACATTTTTTTCTCGTCTGTTCCAGTTAAAAGCCTAAATGTAACTTCTACTTGTGTCTTTGGAAGGGTTGCATTAAATGTACCATCACTATTATCAACAACATCAAACCCTTCATAGTCATCGCCTAAATAAACTTCTGCTTCGTTTAAATCAAAAGAATGAGCCTGTACTGCAGCACAGCCGGGGCAGGTAACACTTGTTTCGTATATATTTCCATAAGCTGACCGGCGGGCAGCAATGATTATCGCATTTCTATCGCCTATTAGTAAAGTGTCTGTGTTAATACTCTTGTCAATTATTAAGCTTTGGAGTACGCGGTCTAAAGCAACACCTTTTTTAAGCAACGTTCTTGACGTCAAAATATCTTCTTCTTTGGCGGTCATCTGTTTAATCTCTATACAGTCTTGGCCATGTAATGGATGGCCTTCAGTATAATATAAGCCGTTCGAAGGCAGATCTACGAATTCTGTCGGGACTACAAATGAAAATCCCGGATTATCTTGTTGTAACGCTTGGGGAGGGGGACTGTTGTTTTCAGGTTTTGTGGTTCCCGTTCCCAGGCGATCTTTATTGCGTGACAATATTCACCTCTTATTATATAAAATTACTAGGGGGTCGACTAGGATTCTGCGCCTGTCCCAGTCTGGAGTGGGCCTTCGAATGCCGTAGTTCCCGTGGAGTCTTCGATCTTCGCCCAATCATACTTCAGGGTGACTGATAGCTCTACTAATTCATCATCGCCATAAGCCAAATCACCATATTTTACATCTGAGATCCAAGCATTAAAAAGCGTCCATGTTTCAAGTTCCTTCGTGCCTGTATGATCAATCTGAGTGATTGAGACTTGGCCTAATGCCTGGGCAGCTTTACCCTTGGTCATGGTGCTTCGATCATCCGCGGTACCGGGGGGCACATAGCCTGCTGCCTTAACAATCTGGGAGAGCTTACCGGCCACATCAGGCTCCAGCGGATCGACTAAAGTAATTGCGACTTCGTTCCATGTAACTGCTCCTGGATAATAAAAAGTATGATTCAAATACTTATGTTCAGTGGCAGCAATTGTAAAGGACGGCTTAGCGGCAGTCTTGGCGTACCAAAGTGCGGTACTGTCGCCGGTACTACCGCCGGTGATGCCGGTGAATCTAACTAAAAATCTAAATTTTCTTTTCGGTTCGGTGATCGCGGTGTCGGTCGATGAAAAGTCTGAGGCCCAGAATGGCATAATTCATTTACTCCTTAAAGTATAAAGTGTTTCAAAATTAAATAGTAAGTTAGAGAAAAAACTCTTACATCTTTTAATCATCAAACGATGCTCCCGTGGAAGCAATCACAAAGTCAATTGCGATATATTCGATTGAGCGCGCGGGCTTAATCATAATCTTGGCATACAAGATATTTTGGTCAACCAAATCCGGAGTAGTAGTGGATTCATCAAGAATCAATCTAAACTCAGTGATTCCGAAGCTAACCTTGACATTCGCTAAGAATGGCTCAATAAGTCCTCTAAAGCGAGCCCAAGTATCTTGGACATTTTGCTCGAAAAGAATCTGTGTGGAGAGAATGGAAATCTGCTTCTTCAAGTAAATTACCAATCTTCTTACATTAATTCTATCGAGTGCAGATTGACGCTCTTGGAGGGTCTTCTGCCCGAAAACCACAATTCCACTAGATGGGAAAGAGGCAATCGGATTAATCCGTGCGTCATAGAGAGTGTCGCGCTCCTTGGAGGTTAACTTCTCTGTGACAGCAGTAATCGGAATTCCTGCTGCGCCATCGCTCAAGCCGCCGCGGTTGAAGCCTGCGGGGGCAAACCAAAGATCCGAACGTGCCTCAGAAGTACCAAGAACACCAAGCATTGCGACAGAGGGCGGTATCCAAACATTAACGCCAGACGCTTCATCTCGGGTTTGAACCCAAGGATAGAATGTGGCGCCATAGCTAGAATCAATTCTCCTGGCGCGAAGAGCATTCGCGGCCTGTTTCGGCGTAGTACCGATTCTATTAACCTTGCTAGATTTTTGCGCCTCGTGAGGAGGAATGTACACGTTAGCCAAGTCAATAAGTGCCATGGCATCTGCGCGCTCTTCACAAACATTAATCATATGCTGTGTTAATGCGTCCGTCGTTAAGCCGGGAACAGTAAGCACATTCATATCTAATGATTCAGGATCTGCTACGGTATCAATTGCTCTCTTATAAGTATAATAAGGATAGCTATTGAATTCTGTAGAAGTAGAACCCATTTCTCCATTGCGGAGAGGATCTGGCTTCCTAATATCAAACCCGTCAAAGCCGCCGAAGAACGGAGCAGTGAAGCGATCATAACCCTTATCGAGCAAGTCGCCGTAGGAGGCGCTAGTTACACTAGTGCCAGCAACACGAGAGCCAGAGAGATAAAAATATGTACTCTTAGGCGAGTCAAGAGTAACGTTGTCCAGCGAGAAAACATAAGCATAGCCTTCTACGCCGGCATCAGAAGTCGAACTTGGATCATCATCCTGGCCAGTGTACCAGGAGCGATGTACCCCTGCGACACTAACATCGTTTCTGGAGCTACCGTTTGCTCTTGTGTTTTGGAATCCAAAATAACCATCCGTGGGGTCAGACAAACCACCATCAGAGGCAGAAAGGCGAAGTCGTGCGACAGGGAAGGCTATAGAACCAGTCATTCCTAGGGTGCCACCCGCCGCTGGATCGGGGGTACCATCCCAGGCGGCGGACTGCAGCTTACCGAACAGATAGTAGCCATTTCCGGTGGAATTAGAAGCAGTAACAGGCGTACCATAAATTACGGAAGCAGGATTAAAAACCATTAAGTCTTGGGTGGCCAAATCGCCTGAACCTGTTACACTTGTTCCACTCTTGAAGCGGGGGGGCCCGAAATAACCGAAAGGCAGAAGCTCGGGGTCTGTGGCGCCGCCTTCAACATCGGAGTTCATTTCAACATATACAAATTTTGACTGATTCGGGTATTCGCCATAAGTCTTCAGACGACGAGCAGTAGTATCCCATTGCGTATACTTGTCTCCAATTACTCGCGAGATAAAATTGGGAGAGGCTGGATTTAATGTACAGTTATCAAAACGCTCCATTACCTCAACTGCGCTATCGGTATCAGAAAGCACGCGGAGAACAACACTAAATGAGCCATATTCACTAGCAGTAGTGGTAGACTTTCTAATATTCTCAATTGAAACCTTACAGTTTCTTTGTAGCCACTCACCATGTCCACGACCTTTAAGTCTAAACAGTTTTTGCATGTTTTGGGGGACATAATCGGTTGGAGTACCAAGGTGCTGGCCAATAAACCAGCCGGCCTTAGCTTCCTGAGCGCTAAGGCCCAACATGTTGTGGGGACCTGTACCTACCGCACTATTAAGTGCGATGGGGAGCATGACACCCTGCAGGGCTTGGGTCTGAGACGTTAAGTCGTTTCCGGTGGTGTCCGTGAAGCGTCCAGCGGTTTGAGGGCCGTCTCTCAATTCCTGTTCGAATGATTCTCCAAGCCAATAAGTCTGATATGCGCCTGCCGGGAAAAAGGTGCCGGCTGTCGAAGCAAGCTGTGGGTTAGTCTGAAACCGCTTGCGAATGAAAAGATCAGAAGAATCATCAAAGTTAAATCTAATCTTTTCGTTGGTAGAGCCGTCCTTTGCAACTTCAACCGTGAAAGAGCCAGCATTATTGGTATCATTTGCGATTACCCAGCCAAGACCACCAGTAGGATGATTGAAGCCGGCAACGGTACCACTTAAAACAAATTGTGTGGCACTGTCTGCATACCAGACAGCAGCAAGAACACCGGGTTTTGTTACATCACCACCAAGAACGTTGGTAGATGAAGAGGGCCAAACCCAAAGACCATAAGCGCCTCCATTCGAGGCAAGGGCAGAAGCAGCGTTGTTTGATGTTTTCCAGCCGGCTTGAGCGGCTGTGGAACCGTCATTACCGCTGGACTGTTGTCCTAAAAGCCGAATGTATGTCAGGGGCGCCACATTTGAGCGCAAAAAAGCTTTAGCGGCATAAGTGCCGTACATTGGAGAAGTGCTGCCACCATTTCGATACACATCACCCACACCACCAATACCGGGTTCGGTATTTCCAAACATCTCAACGAATTCCGAATATGATTGTACCTTTACTGGCTGCATCGCTAGACCGCGACGAGCCCTACCGATAACAACTGGCCCGATAGCGTCTGCTGATTTGGGGATAAACGAATTATCAATTTCATTTATGAAAACGCCGGGAGATACAAATTTAAAGCTTTTTACTGACATACTTTGTGATTCCTTTTAAAACAATAGCAAAAACATGCTACTACAATCATTAATTAAATAGTATTTTTAATCCCAAAAAGCTCCTGAACTGTAAAGAAAAATAAGGCTTTACTTCAGGAAGTGCCCCCAAAGATGTTAGTATTGCCTTCTGGGACGGGGCCCTCGCTGGGAAAAGTAATCTCAACCGCATTTTCTTCTATTGTAACAATGGGCCGATCATCGTTGCTTTCTTCCCCCATGAGATATCCCAAAACCCGAATATTAATGTCAGTAGTGAACATGCGCATCTCTTCTCCCAAAGCTGCTACATTATTATTATGCGCAAAACCTTGTTCGATAAAGGCTTCATAAAGGTGTCCGTTTCTTTTCAAGACAAAAGAATTGATTTGGCCGGTTCGTCCCATAAAAGGAGTCATTAGACTGTTCATCTGCTGCTGATATTCAGATCTAATTGAAATCTTATATTCGGCATTAATATAGACTGGGATGGGGACAGACAATGTTTGAATGACGACTTTTTTGTTTATTCGCGGATAATAACGCTGTTTATCCCCGCCGGCTGTTTCTCGTGTGCCAGAAGCAACAGCAAAATTTCTTGTTTTGTCTTGTACAACTCTTCTAGCGAGCACAAAACGTCCGACGCGCTGATTTTTCTCTTTAGAATAATAATGTGCCTGGAATCCTCCTTTGCGCCCGGGGTCTTTCGTAATTCCAGTTCTCTCGATGCTTATTAAAGGAAGTTTGAGCGCGCCGGCGTCATCTCGTAATGATTTTTCATTTTTAATTTGAAAAGTGCGCTCTGGTGTTTGCCACAAAACCGGCACCTTCGTAAATCCTTCATTTGTGTACACGCTTAGATCAAGATCTTCCTTAATCCACGAAACAAGAGAATAATCTATATTTTCTATAGTAGATGCCAGCATCCCTACTTCTTTAAGAGTAAAGTCAGCCTTACCGTTACTTCCCGTAGGAATCATCGCAAAATCAAAATTATCAGGTAGCATCGAATAGTCCCTTTCTGGCTCTCTTACAGACAGCAGCAATTTCAAAGCTATGATCGACTTGACCAAAAAGCTTTGTTGGTTCAGATAGTTTTACAATTTCATAAAAATACTCACCATATAATACAAAATCGCCTTCACGCACATACAGATCTTGGTCCTCCGTCAAGCGGCGCCTGTGGAAATGAACTGAGATTTCCCACGATTTGTCGATTCCAAAGCCATCCATATATTCAGTTACATAATCGGTAAATTCGACCAAAGCATACACTCGAATTGGAGGCAAATATGTTTTTTCGATTGCTTCTCCATATAATTCGTGAAAATTGGTGGTTTCTAAATCAATAGGATAATAAAGAATTTGTTGGCCAATGACTTTCTCAATTAATTCATCATTAACTTGTTTTACAAGATCTCGCTCCTTCTTTCCCAGAAAAAGAGGAGGTGGTGGGGCAGGCGGTTTTTTCCATTTATTATCTGCCATCGTTTATTATCCTACAAAAATTGGGAGAGGTGTAATCTTAAGAATATTGGAAGCAGCATCTGTAAGCTCTTGATCGGTCTTTGCCAATTCGTCGTATGTCATTGTGTTCAAAATTTCTACCAGCTTGTCTTTAAGTGTTGATTGTTCTTCTTTGGCTTGTGATAGTAATTCTGAATGATTGAGAGTAACGCTTTCTCCTGGAATGGGCATCGTTGTGAACTTGCCTCTAATTTGTCCTAGCATTTCTTTAGACAGGGCCAAGGCATACTTCCGAATCCACTGTTTTCCTATAGCATTGATATTTTCATATGGAAGATTGTCGAATGGCATCGAGTTAAGATTGTTGATGCCTTTAATACCGGTGTTTGTATCGCCATCTTCAGCCCACGGAGTAATATCAACATGAAATCTAACCCACACACGATCATTATAGCCGTCGCTCCAATTACTAGGGGTAGGATAAAGTCTTAATTTATTATTTATAATTTCATACGCATAGTTTGAAGTTCTTGTTACAATAGAGTCTTCATACATTTTAGCTTGAAGCTTATTTTGCCAAGTTGGAATAATTTCAAAAGTTGCATCATCGGCATACTGTCCATAAGTAGAATAATTTCCAACAACTCCAAAGCCACCATAATATCCGTAAAAACGCCACATTGCCCTAGGAGATTTATAATAAACCTTAGTAACTATTATACGCTTGTTATCTACTTTATCTTTAAAGTCAATAGCTGTCCCTGAGTCGTCTTCACCAGATACGGAAGCACTTTGGACAATAGATTGTAAATCATAGTCTTGAACATTTTCAATTGGCTTGAAGGATGCTGAATATTGGGGCACCGTGCCTCCAAAACCGCCTGCAGCCGCCGCCCCGTCGCCTACTCGACGTGAGTATCCAATTGTAAATCTTGGGTATCTTAAATTGACGTTTTCGGGCCCGGTTAGCCTTTCGCCTTTGTGATCAAATGTGCCAGTGGCTTCTCCAAGAAAAGTAGAGAGAGCATTTTTGGACTGATGAATATTAATAATATAGGAATATTCTAAAACAGCTTCTTCGTATGCCGCATATACATTTGATGGCGTTAATTCAATATCAATTACATCGCCGCCAAGTTTTTTATAAGTATAGGCAACTTGTAGGGCGGCGCCGCTTAAAAAGTCAGCAGAGCCTGTGTAAATTCCGAACGGTAACGATCCGGAAACCGCCACCGCGCTTCCTGTTGATGTAAGAACAATTGCGCTTGTTTCAGAAGTTGGGCTTAAATTCGTTGGCATTAGTTATACTCCCGCTAATCTAATTAGTTTTTTAAAATATAAAACCAAAAATCTCAAAAATTTACCGGCGAAAAAAATTAACAAATCGACTTTTTGAGTTTTCTATTGAAAAACAAAAACCCCCGCCACAAAGGACGGGGGTCTTGTTTAATATGGCACTAATCTATTGATTAATTGCCTGACTCACCTACGAGTCCACGCACGACAACTAAGCCGTACATATCGGGACGCACCATCTTCTTGGCGTACCGAGTCATCACGCCCTTGCGGGGCACGAAGTCTTCGGGTCCAAAGATAGTGGGTGTAGTCTGCAGCGGCACATAAGGTGCGTACACGTATCCACTTTCAAGGAAAGAGGAGCCGCGACGACCAACCAGAATCACGTTTCGCAGGAAGTACGGGTCAACAATGACATCGAACTTCTTAGAAATTGATCCAACCTTTACAGCACCAACACTACCCTTCTCATCGTCATGAGTGACAGATGCGCGGAATCCAGCAGTGAACTCCAGGATGTTTGCCACTTCAGGTCCGCAGACAAGGAAGTTAGCACCACCCCGCAGAGTCTTAACGTGAATCTGCGCAGACACATCATTGACGGTTTCAATAAGGGTCTCGTACCATTCGCTGACGGTACCGGTGAAGTCGGGAGCCTTACTAGAGGCACCAACTTCAGTTCCAGTTGTACGGTCTAAGAACAGACCGGGCGACCGGGACCAGTAGTACGTACCAGCAGTTGCGCCGTTAACGAGATCGGCAAGGATCTCACGGTCGATCTCAAGAGCAACTTGCTCAGAGAGAATACTGGTAAGCTCAACCTCAGCATCAAGGTTGTGGTATGCGTTAAGATCCTGTCCTAACTCAGGGGTCCACTTAGCCTTAAGCTTCTTGGTCTGTGCGGTCACAGCGATGGAATCGACTTTGATGTCGATCTCAGGGATGAGTTCTTGGTTTTCCAAGCCCCACGCAGTAGCACCAACAACTGCGCCCATAGTGTTTGCAGCGTTGAAGTTATCCCGTAACGGGTACGTGGTGACAAGGCCGGTTCCACCAATGAGAGACGAACCAACAATGTCGACGGAAGTCAGCCAGTACAACTGAACGTTGCCGCTAGTCGAACCAGTAATCTGAGTCAACCTACGAAGCTGCTTCGTGTTAGCAGATGTAACAGTCGCTTCCATGATGCCATTGAGACTCTCGATAGATGCCGAAACGGTACCAAGATTATTATAATCCAGGTCTGCGCTTAAGCTCGACTGAGGTACATCCATGCGGATAACCCACCGTGCGGTACCGGAAGAACTTAAGGAAATAAGATCCGGATCCCATACAATAGACTTTCTCTGAGCCAAGCTAGAACCAGTCAAACTAAAGAGAGTTTGAGTAACAGAACTACCTGTAACGGTGCTTGAACCAGTCGGACTGGAATAAGCATAGCCGCGCGCACCAACGGTACGTGGACCAGAAAGGTCTTCCTTCAGAGCACCGACTAAGCTAACGCCGCCGGTGATCTCGGCACCAACTTCGGCGCCACCGTAAATAGACCTATCGGCCATATTACCAAAGCGATCTCCTTGAGCGCCAGAACCACCCAGATTAGGTGAGAACACGAAATCCAGGAAGAAGATGAGACCCGAGGGAAGACTCATCGGTTGAACGCTAACAAGATCGTTAGCGATCAGTCCCGCGAAAACTCGACGGACGATGGGGAATGCGACGGCAGCAAAGCCTTCGACATCACCAGCGGCCATGGAGGAGTTCTCACGAAGAAGCTCCTTTGCTTGATTTTCAAGCAAACGGGCCATAGATTGGCGTTTGCGTTCACCGTCAAGACCCTCTAAGAGTCCGGTGCGCTCCCACTTCTCTAATAATGCATGCCCCTCAGCACGCATATCACGATTGACAACACCTTCGGTCAATCGTTCAATAATACCAGCCATTTTAAAATACCTCCTATGTTAATGTATTTGTATTAATTTTACTTAATACCTGCTAGTTTTTTCATCCGCTCCGCTAATGGATCGGATGGTGTGCTCTCTTGACGAGAAGCACGAATAACGGAAGTTCTACGACGACCAATTGCTTCACTCAACGATTGTGGGGTAGCCTTGGTGGCCGCCGGCGTTGCGTTTTCAAGCGTGTGATATATCGTTTTCGCCTCTGTTACTGAACCAGCTTTTGAAATAGCGTCGGCAATTTTTGACTTTTGCCGCTCATTTAGGGAGGTATTTCTCAAAACACGGTTCGTGTAAAGCAAGCGAGCATTGGAAAGGTTTACATGTTGTAGACCTTCTCTCAACTCTACAGTTGCTTGCTTGTGTTGTTTAAGTGACTCTTTAAGTTGATTATTTTCGAAAATCAACTCTTCTTGAGCCTTCTTTAAAGCTTCTAATTCTTCTTCGATGTCGGTGCTGCGTCTGCGCGCTAGCTCTTTCTCAATTTGATATTTCATATCCTCTGAGGAACGGCCGGCCCAACCAACCAGGGAAGCGCCCATATCGACTGTAAGTTTTTCTACGATGGAATCTATCATCTCATCGGAAATGTCTAATTCTTCATTTTGTGTTGAAGTCTCTTCCTCTTCAGCGCCATATCCTTGGCTTGGATCAACATCGGTAGTTTCTTCTTCAGCTTCAGGATCGGATTCAGTACCGCCATAACCAGATAATTTATCCTGTATCGCGGAGGCTTCTGCGCCTTCAGAAAACATTGAGATAAGGGTCGCTTCACTAAGAATAATTTCTTGTTCATCTTGAAGCTGACGAACAGTTTCCTGAAGAGCGTCTAAGTTAATCTCTATATCAACTTCTTTTCCTGATGCGGGCAGATGATCTAAATTTTCGCCTTCATTTTCAGAAAAATTGTCGGTTGCCGCAAGAGGGACATCTTCAACAATTTCTTCTCCAGGGGTTGTTTCCTCTATGGGGGCGCCGGGGTCAAGGCCCGGGGCCGCGGGTGCTCCGAGATCTAATTCGGCGCCGGGTTCGGCCGCAGGGTCAGTGGGGGCGCCAAGATCAAGCTCAGGCACTTCTGCTTCGTCTTGTTCTAAAAGTTGATTTAGTGTCTGACGAACTTCTTCTGAGTATTTGTCAATCACCGTTGTTTCTGCGTTTTTGAGGGCGGCTTCACGAAGTGCTTTTGCATCTACAATAGCGTCTCTTAACAAACTAGACATTAATATGCTCCTAAAATTACATTAATTCAAAATAAATAGTGTTTTAAAGTTCTAAAATCCCTAATAATCGACTATAATATTGGTATACATTAAACTAGTCGCCTAATATTACCCATCGATCATTATTGATGGATTGTATTTTAGTACTATCAGCGGGACCAAGAACCTTAGTAGGGATCCCTTCAATTGTTTCACTACCGTCAGGTTCTATTAAGGCTGTCACATCACCGTGGATGTTTTTAATATGATAAATAATTGAATTAACGGTGACCGCGGCAGGTAATGACGCTGTTAGGGCGGCGCCCGATAAATAAACAATATGGTCATGCGTATTCAATGCATAGTTTGTTGTTTTAATGATATATTTCTGGTATGTCCCACCGTTAAGGTGAGCGTCATATGACACAGCCAAGTTAGAAGCAGTTAGATAAGCGGTTTCGGCGCCGCCGCCTGAATTGATTACAAATGCGCCGTCAGACGCCAAAGTTCCATTAGCACCATAGATCGCAATCTCAGCACTATCGCCAGCACCAACATTCGTTAAATTAGAGGCATCCCCAAAGAAGTAAGAGCCGGAAATGTTGCCAGACCCTGAAAGATTTCCTGTTACCGTAAGTGTTGAACCATCAAAAGTTAGATTAGCTTCAGAATTAACCGTGCTAGAATCAACAGACGTTATAACCCTGTTGTCTGCTGCATTTGTATAAGACGTAACTGCGGCTGTTGGGAGGCCCGATAATCGGCTACCGTCTCCGGCAAAATAGGATGCGGTAATTCCCAGACTAGAACTCATATCTCCAGTAAGACTAAGTGTACCTCCATTAAAAGTAAAATTAGCTTCAGCGTTGATTGCTGATGCGTTGGTTGATGTTATAATCCGATTGTCTGATCCATTCGTATAGCCGTCAACAGTTTGGGTAATATTATCCTGCATATAATTCTTAAGCACAGTTATTGTAGAGTTCTTTGTTCCGCCGGCGGCGCTGTCGCCAATTAAAATCTTATCGTTTGCAGCAAGGGCGGCCTTTGCTGATGCCGACGCTGGTGATACTAACAAGCCAGCGGCTGCGAATGATAAGCCAGAGTTGGATGCTAAATCTACTGATACACCAGATGCCCCAACTGTAATCCCATCGTCTCCTACTGCTACTATTTTTTCGCTGGAGGCTCCTAATCCATCTCCAATATATATATTTGAAGCGGACAACTGGCCAGAAACCTTGTGTGGTTCTAAGGACACACTTGTTAGACCCGCACCAGAACCAGAAAAGACAGATGCAGTCAATTCTGTTGTCGTAGACATCCGTGTTCCGTTGAATGTAAAGCCGGCGTCTGCTGTTGCCGTGCCATCGCCATCAGATACTAGAATGCGGTTCGCGCCATCGTTACTAATACTCGTAATCGCGGGGGGTACAAGTGAACCAGCATTGATTGTAACAGCGCTGGCGGATAGCGTACTTGAAAAAACTTTACTTCCGCCAATAGTTTGATTACTATAATCATCAACCATGCTCTCAATAGAGCCGGTGGGAGAACTTGAAAAATTAACAGTTCCACGAAGTGTATTATAAGCCATTTTTTACCTCTTTCACTATAAATAGATTATTATTAGCAAACTTTCTTATATAAATAGTTATAAAAAAAGAGCGCTCCCGAAAAGAACGCCCTATAGGTTACTAATAATCAATATTATTATGGATGATTAAATAATATACCACTGATCTCTACCTAATCCACCAGCCGAAGAAGTTGCATAAACCAAAGTAATGGAAGCAAAATCAGATTCAATAATTGCTCCGTGTGCCTCGTTATCGACATAAGGACCATTTGTGACAGCAGCATACGCACCACTAATCGTCAAAGTGTTGCCACCCAAAGCGGGAGCTTTAACACGCACAACGTCTCCATTGCTTCCCGATGGAAGAGTCCAAACGCGATTGGCGTTTAAAGTAACGGCTCCAAAAGTTAATCCACCAGTGATGCTTCCATTCTCGTTGCCAATCCACTGGACATCAAGACTTGAGCCGCCGGTGGCAGCAAGGACGCCGTTAGTAGCAGAAATACCCGAGCCAGCGATTAGCGCGGCAATGTCTGCCCACTTTTCTTTCTTACATTCTCCAGTGGCGCCGCCGTCGAGGAATGTTATATAGTCGTCGGCAACGACCATGGCCTCCTCGGTTACCAATGCAGGGCCAATGCCGAACAGATCGTCAATAGTTTCCTTGTGAAGACCATTATCACCAACATCCGAGAAGGCGAGGGTATCACCCGTTGCTATCGTCTCTGCGTCCAAGCTGTGAATTTCCACAGACATGACACCACTGGTATCAGCAAGACCAGTGGCAGTAACGGTTCCGGCAAACAAATTAGCTACGTCGTTAATGCTACCCTTTTTCAGGGTGCCGGACTCGCCGCCGTCGAGGAAGGTTACATAGTCGCCTGCGGCAATAGAGGCCGCGGCAGCTTCCGACAAATCTACAGTAAGCTTGCTGGGATATCCTGAAGCATCCAGCATATCGCCGGCTAGTCCAGAAACATCTTCTATAGTAAGCGTCTTAAAGAGACCTTGGGCAGAACTGGAAATCTCTGCGCTAGCACTAATTGCTCTAGGGAGAAAGTCTCTGTTCGTCTCAATAATAAGAGCGCCGTCCAGCTTATAGACACCACCATCAATATTGATATCCCCTTCTTGTTCTAAGGACCCGCTCATCACAGCATCGCCTAGTTGAAATTTAAAAGCCATATTTAAAACCCTCCTACATGTTTATCAGGCAAACAAAATTAATATGCTAAGATACACCAATCCCGTTCTCTTATAAGTAGTAATCTCATATGCTTAAATTTTTAGTATATGAAATATTTATCGACGCCATTACAATAAAGCGAGATTGCTGTGTATGACGACTCCAAAACTATCGAATTTTCACCATCAATAGTTTGGGATCCGCTGGCTCGAATGGTTATATTGTTAGTATTTGCGGCGCCGCCTTCGTCTTTTATAACATATGTTTGGCCAGAAGAGCAGCTAGCTGCATTTAAAAGAAAAAAATCTACAGTGGCACCAGTAGAATTTATACCAATATAATAATCTGTAAGTGAAGCTGTGGCATTTGCTGCGAGATAGCGTCTAGCGTGTGTAAGTCCGCCGCTGACCTGTAGAACTCTATTTGTAAATACTAAGTTTGTATTGCCAACAAAACTGCTGCCATCATTAACTTGAATAGAGCCACTTGACCCGCCCGGAGAAGTTGCAATGTTTGCAAGTTGGCTTCCATCGCCTTGAAAATAAGAAGCAGAAATTCCTACACTAGCGGTGAGATTGCCGGCAAGAGTTAGAGTGGTACCATTAAAGATTAAGTTGGGCTCTCCAACTATGCTATTGGCATTGGCGCCTACGGTAAGGAGATAATTGTTTGTCGGATTCGAAGTAATTCGAATAACGTTTGATAAGTTCTGTCCATCGCCAACGAAATTACTTGACGATACTTGTCCTTCTGATAATAATTCGCCTGGGAGATATACGGTTCCCGATAATACATTATACGCCATTTAGTAGGAACTCCCTTCATTAGAATACAAACCAGTTTGCACCATTTGAGTATAAACTAATCGCAGGGTAACTACCGGATAATTGATATGTTGCGGCTCCATCAATGGTTTCTGTTGCAGACGTTTGAACAGTGATCTGTCCAGTCCGACTAGAAACCTCATCTTTAATAACGTATATCCCTCCAGAGTTGGCCGTACTAGCACTGTGTAATCTAAAGTCTACATTACCTGCCGCAGAGATTCCATATATATAGGAAACATTCGAACTAGTGATACCAGTGGTATCTGTTACGCGTGTATATGCGCCGGCAAATCCCAAAACTTTAACTTGGCTAGTAGCAGTACTTACTTCTAAAATGCTGCCGGCGCTTGCTGTGCCAACGAGCATACTTCCGGTTCTAATGTGAATATCACCATCGGTATCTCCAAAATATGTTGAACCGCTAGAGTCAATTTCAGTTACATTCTCAACATGATAATGGCTAGCACTAATGGTTCCGGCCACAGCCAACGTACCACTTAAAACTAGAGTGCTAGCAGCGTAACTACCATAAGCAGCAGTGTGATACAGAAATTGTGAGGATCCGCTGGTAGCATTCGAGCCCGTAAGAAATTGTACGGCGCCTGGGGGGCCCGCAGCTTGGCCGCCGGATCCACTATCTGCACAATCTATATATGCCCATCCAAAATTGGCCACTTAAATACTCCCATCGATTAAAACTAGCATATATAATTAGCCTATCCTGTAAATAGTGACTGCCTCTGTGGTGTCCCCAACGTTCGTAAACCTGAATCTAAATGTTGCAGAAGCTCCATCTTGAATAACGAGGTCTCCCACAGTAGTGAGTCCCGCGCCACCTGGATCACCGAGAGTTACAGATAAGCCTCCCCCACTCGCTAAATTTATAACAGTCCAATCAAAAGCCATGCCGACAGATGGGTTAGTAATCGCGCCAACAATCTCTATGGCTGCTGGAAGGTCTTTTGCTCTTCCGGAGCCGGGGGTACATTTTGAAATCCCTGCTAATATATCAGTAGTCGCTATAGCAGTAGCGTCATCGGGCAGAGTTGTTTCAGCGCCCTGAACTACAAAGAATTTGTCCGAAATAAAATGACCATGAATTTGTGTCATGGAGCCAGTCTGTGTGGCATGGGGATAAAGCGTCATTTGAGAAACGTAGCTACCCGCTGATGCCACATCGTTACCGATAGTAAATGTGCCTGCGTCTGCGCCTTTAAATTCCCATTCATCTCCAGCATCGGCACCACCTTCATCTGCTTTGAAATATAGGCTTGCGGCTGCTCCATTAGATACGCCAACAATTGATGGGGCGCCATTTATCGTTACTGTGTCGGCGTCAGCATCGCCAATAATAACGTTTCCATTCGCAGTCACAGTAGTAAATGTACCAGCGCGAGCAGTGTCAGCGCCAATAATACCATCGATATTAGTGCCAATTAAATCTGTAGCGGTTATCGAAGTAGCAGTCGTCACAGTGCCTAAATCAGCAATGGTCGTGCCGTTAAATGTCGAACCTTTTCCAAAAACAATTTGTTCTGAACCATCTGTGGTGGTAAACTTCAAATAAGAAGTGCCGCCTTCGTTAATATTAAGGGCGTCGGCAAGATCATCGGTTAGCGAGATCTTGTTTAGTGTGTTGTTGCCCCCGAAAGCGATATCAAGTCCGACTGCCGCATCATCAACGCTAACGCTATCGCAGTTTATGTCACCAGCGTTTGTGATATTGCCATCACCGACGTCAAGGCTTGTGCCAACAATAGCTGCGAAAGTACCAGCGCGGGCAGTGTCAGCGCCAATAATACCATCGACATTGGTGCCAATTAAATCTGTAGCAGTTATTGAAGTAGCAGTCGTCACAGTACCAAGGTTAGCAATCGTAGTGCCGGCAAACGTCGAGCCGGCACCGAACACAACATCATCTGAAAATTTAACTTCCGACGAAGCGGTTAATTGTCCCGCTATGGTTACAATGTCTCCTGCGGCATTCCCAAGATTAACATCGCCCTGGCAAAGAACATCTCCAGTAAAAAGCACGTCTGCAGAAGAGGTCACTTGACCTGTTATGGTCACAACATCCGTAGATGCGTTTCCTAGGGTTACGTTTCCATTCGCAGTCACAGTAGTAAATGTACCAGCGCGAGCAGTGTCAGCGCCAATAATACCATCGACATTAGTGCCAATTAAATCTGTAGCAGTTATTGAAGTGGCAGTTGTCACAGTTCCTAAATCGGCAATAGTCGTGCCGTTAAATGTCGAACCTTTTCCAAAAACAATTTGTTCTGAGCCGTCTGAGGTTGTAAACTTCAAATAAGAATTACTACCTTCGGTAATATTAAGAGCATCCGCAAGATCATCGGTTAGCGAGATCTTGTTGGTTGTCGTGGCGCCACCGAATTGTACATCAAGGCCATTCGCAGTATCCGCAACACTAATAGTATCGCAATCAATATCTCCCACATTGGCTATATTGCCATCACCGACGTCAAGGCTTGTGCCAACAATAGCTGCGAAAGTACCAGCGCGGGCAGTGTCAGCGCCAATAATACCATCGACATTGGTGCCAATTAAATCTGTAGCAGTTATTGAAGTGGCAGCGGAAACCGTACCTAAGTTGGCAATCGTTGTACCAGCGAAGGTTGAACCAGCGGCGAACACAACATCATCTGAAAATTTAACCTCAGAAGAGGCAGTTAGTTGTCCTGTAACTGTTATGACATCTCCTACGGCGTTACCGAGAGTAACATTTCCGTTTGCGTCTAGAGTGGTAAAGTTACCGGCGGCGCGTGAATTAGCGCCAATTGCTGCTCCATCAATTGCACCACCATTCACATCGATAGTTGCAACCGCTAAGGTGGTCCCATTAAATGTAAGATTAGCACTTTCGGCTAATTCGTCGGAACTATCTTGATAAAGCACACGGTTACCGGTGCCACTAGCAAGACTATTGCCAACAGTAATTGTAATGGATCCGCCACCTACATTAGTAAGGTTGGAGCCATCGCCTGTAAACGAGCCGGCTGAAACACCGGACGAAGCTGATATATTACCAGCAACTGTGAAGTCTCCACTTACATCATTTCTTCCGGGGCTAAACCCCTCGCCACCTCCAGAACCAAATCCCATAATATATTTCTCCTTTAATCCGTTAGTCCTGAACCAGTTAGAGGATACATGCTGGTTGTGGGAATACTTGTGAGTTCAGCAACTACTCTAAAGTCTGCAGCGCCGCCGTTACCAGATGGCGCTGAAACATAAATTTCCTTGCATTTAGCATTAAACGTATACGAATCTTCATCGCTGTCAAGCTCTACATAATGAACATGCTGAACTACGGCTCCCGAACTCGTTGAATTAAAGTGTACTCGGACTGCGTAGGTAGAATGGTTAACTACAGTAACAGTCTTTGTTACATATGGAAATGCAAATTTTAATTCCTGTGCTGCAGCTAGTGATGTTGAACCACTAACATATGGTTGGCCAGCGACTTGGTATGAACCAACATTAGCTAATCCTGGTTCGGGCCATTTTGTTGCCATTATAAAACTCCTAAATTATATATATTCATTGTAAATAGTCTCTAGATATTTCTATTGCGCCTTTCTTGCGCTCTCTTTCTTTTTTGCTCTTCTCGCATTCGCCTGCGCGCAGCTTTAATACGCTTTTCTTTTTTGGCGACAGAAGGCTTCTTGTGGTGGCGACGATTTTTTACCGTCTCTAAAACGCCTTCTTTTTTAACTTTTTTTATAAATCTCCGAATCATCCTTTCGGGAATTCCTCGACATTCTTTTGCTGTAACCTTAACATGTGCGCCTCTAGACATTTCTGCTCCTACTTTATTGCTTGCCAAATTGCAGATGATTTGCCCAGTAAGGAGCTAATATCTACGCCTGAATCTCTCGGATTTCCTAAATCACTATGGCCCTGCGAGGGGGTGTTCTGAGATTCTGGCTCTGTTCCTTCGAAAAGGTTTACACCATTATAAGCATCTTTACCAATGGTCTTCATTAAATTATCTTTGTGTTCTTTTAATTTTGATCTTGAGTTGTTTGTCTGTTCTCTTAATTGTGTTTGTTCGTTAATCTGCTGTGTCTCAACAATAATGTTCTGTTGTAATCCTTTTGCGACCTCTGCTACTACATTAGACAAAAGCCCTTCTTCTAAAAGGACTTCGTGAATACATTCTTTAACTAATGGTTTAATTAGTTGTTTTAACTCTGATTTTTTCATTAATCTTCCAATACCTTATTTAATAGTCTATTGATACGATCAGCCCTAGTAAATACGTTAGGGACACTCATGTCTTTCGCTTCTTTCATCATATAAGCTCCTGGAGTGGACGGTTCCGATACAAAATCAAAACAAATAAGCTGGAAGTCATCTTCAACAATCGTTTGTCCTTTGGCTTCGCTAACGGATCCCATTCCTCGTGAGGAGATACCAAGCTGGGCCCCGCTGTTGACCAACCCGCGAAGGATGTTGCCGGAAGGGGTCTCAAGTACTTTTACTTTGCCCATTACAGCTTTGTTTTCCATCCAAACATCTGTGACCATGTGAGAAGCGTTCTTAAGATTAATGACTGAATCGTCGGGATGATCTAATTCTCCGAGGGCTCTTTTTTCTTTTACTAATTTCTTATAATTCTCGACTTCGCGCATCAAAACGCGATAAGGATAGACACGACCATTCCCATTTTGAATGTCTGCTTCTTGTAGTTTGCCAGACAGCATCATGCCGCCATCTGCAACAAAGCGCTTCTCTTCCTCTGTTAATAAATCTTGGCATACGCCGCCTTCGCAGAGTGCATAATATTCTCTCAATAAAACTTTTGCCATAGCTAAGATCCTTTACAGCAATTTCTTACTGGTTGAAGCATCCACTTACGTGTCCATATATTTATGTTCATGTTTTATTCCTTCATCTCCAAAAATCATATTAAGAACATAAGATGTTCCCGATGACAAGCCACCTAAAATAAAATAATTTACAGGCGTTACGTCAAAATTAAATAGTTCTGTATATGGAGAAAGTAGCATTAAAATCCACCCTACGTGAAAACCCATACACATAGGACACGAAAACATTTGACCAAGCCACCCCTTAGTTGGTCTTAGTCTATCTAAAATTTTTCCATATACAAGAATCTGTGTGAGGCCATAGGATGCCAATATAAATGTTAAAAGTTCCATTATTCTCCAACTTGTTGGGCTGCGGTTCCCTTGGCGCGTTTTATTCGTGCGCCTCTCTTCACACTTTTATATGCTCCGGTGGTGCCGGCGCCGGCGACTCCCGTGGCGGGATCGTGGCCGGCTAATTGGCGCCCATACTCACTATTTAAAAACTCAATTAACTTTGCATTTACATCCAAATCTGCAGTATCAACGTTGTCGCCGGGGGGTTTCCCGTCTATTTCTGCGAGCCACCATTTTAAAAACGCTTCTTCAATTCTATCATCTACAATAGCAGAATATTTTGGGTCTAAATTAAGTAAATCCAAAAAAGGAAGCTTGTCGGTTACATCGGTTGGCTGCCCTCTAAGTTTCTTAAATACTTTTAATCCTAAGCCAGCCATTCCCTTTACCTGACTAAGAACCCCTAAGACTTTCAGACCAGCCCAAATGGTCGCAAGGGTCAGCACCGCTTCATTCAGGACAGCTTTTGTCTCTTCTTCGTTGAGAACGCCAAATTCTTCTTTAAGAACTTCCTCCTCCATGACGTCCATGGCCATCTTAATAAGATCTTGCGTGTCACCAACTGCGCCTTTTAAGCCTGCAAACTTTGCAAGAGCATCGCCTACAAGGCCTTGCTTTGCGCCCGTCATTAATTTTAAAATAGAACTTAAAAGTTCATACGTAACGGGATCATTGGCATCAATTTCTGTTAGGTAGCCTCGCCAGTTCTCCATTATCAATTTCATTTCAGACATACAAGCCTCCTAAATCGTATATAAATAGCTTAATGAATAAGGATCTCTAATATATCCTGGGCGGATAGAACCTTGTTCCGAGGATTGCGGTACTTCTCCAAGCTCTGTTGAATCTTCCTTGTCGGGATGAATTAATTCGTCATCAGCCATAGATACAATAGCCTCTGTTGACTCAAAGTATGGGCGCTCTTCGTCAATAAAATTAGAAATATTGATAAGGGCCATCTTGGCGGTACTAAGTTCTTCCGATGATACCTCTTCCATCAGGGCCTCGAAAGAGCCATAAAAAGAACCTCCCTGAATAGAGTCGGCCACAACAAGTCCTTTCTTGCGAAGGTGCGCAAATAATCTATTTTGTGCGCCATATACAAGATCATTCATTGTTTCTTTGGGAAACGCAGTAATTTTGTTATTTTTGGTCGATAAAACGATATCGATATCGCCATGATCGAAGATCATAAGATCTCCATTCATGCTCTTACGAACATCTATTTCAAGGCGAACAGTCGCGCTTTCTGGCTTATCACCAATTCTAACTATTACTGCCATCTGTGTAGATCTCCTTCACGAGGCTTTGTGTTTTCATCACCGTTAATAGCATGCTGTCGTCTATAGAACTCTTTGAAAACTCGTTCAAGCGCTCTATTATCTGTTCTGTTTTTTCAAGCATTTCAGAATCATTCTTAATTTCTTCTATAATTTTTGCTTTTTTAAGTTGTGTTTTTAATCTATTAATTTCCTCATTTAAAAATACTTTAAGTTCAAGAGCATTATCAGCAAACGAAGAGATATAATAAGTTAAAAGTTCTTTCTGTTCATCAAGAAGTGTCGTTTTGTATTTATTATTAAACTTTTCAGTAAATGTTTTAACAACAACGTTGTCAATTTGGTCAAGAGAGGTCTCTTCTTTTGAGGCTTTTATCATATTTTTAACAATCTCCCCTTCTAATATAACTTGATTTTTTGGAGATATTTTATCTGAAAAGATCTGAGCTATTGATGCAAGATTTTTATAGTTAGGAACAAAGTTCCCAAATACTGAAGATTCTAAATCTTTGTTCACATCGCGGATTAAAGCGCTCTGCTCTTTAAACAAGGCATCTGGATCAATTAACCGGCTCGTAATTTTGGCTTCCCTCAGAATCTTTTCAGAAGTTTCTTTATCAAGATTTTGATTTTCATATAAAGAACGATGACATTCTAAATCTTTTCTGAGCCAAGAGTCCTCTTTGAAGTGTTTCTTAATAATGTTTATCGCTGTATTACAACGCTTCGTGTCTTTTTTGAGTGCTGCAACTGTTGCTTCTCTAACGAGAGCTTCATAAACAAAAGCAGAATTTCTTTTTTTGTTATGTTTTGTCTTCATCTTGTTGCTCCAATGTATCCTGGCTGTTGTTTTCCAAGCTTGTAATTAAATCTCGAATTGAATCATTTATTTGAAATAACTGATTCTCTTCTAAGAGTTCTCCTGTTTTATAAGTAGACTCGTCTCCCTCATAAATACCTGTCGAGGCGCCACCCATTTTTACAAGGACATCGAGATCTCCCATTCCTGGCATTATATTACGGAGAGTGCTGCTACTTTTTTCTTTAGACCATTTAGAGGCATTTGAACGCTGGCGTGCGCCGGCATCTCTGCGATCCACTTTCTTGGGATAGTATACTTTTCCTTTTGCTCCTGGCGTGAGTCGGGGTTCATTACGAGAGCCGGGGGGGACTGCGAGGAGGGTCGACTCTTCGCCGCCACCTTCTTCACCACCAAGGTCGAGATCGCCGCCGGCTTCTCCTGCGGGCATTTCCTCGCCACCGAGATCCATTTCGCCGCCTAGATCGCCCCCTAGATCACCGCCTAATTCGCCACCCATTCCGCCACCTTCGGCGGCTGCAGCTTCGGCTACCTGTTGTAATGCTGCGTCATGCTTGCGATCATAATACATCTCACGCTGATTGCGTATAAAATCTTCGTGGGACATTCCAAAAATGTGTTCTGTGACCCAACGTCGTGAGAAAAAACCTTCTGTGGCGGCGCCGGCGATGTCAAACTTAGACTTCCAAAATTCAATCTCTTGAAGTTCAGCAATCTTGGAAGGATTATTCAGCGACAGATCAAAGCTCAATAAATCATCGCCCCTAAAGCCTAATGTATAGAGGTGGATGATGCCAACCTTTGTAAGTTCTGCGATAATAACTCGCTGCAGCCTTTGAATCGTTCTCGCAAACCGAATATCTTTTTGTGCCAGGGTCGTCTTATCTTCTTCGGCGCCTTCTCCCATGGTGAGATACGATTGCGGAATCTTCAGTGCTGAAAAAAGCTTGTCTCGTAAATACTTAATATCATCAATTTGTGTAATGTTGCTGGCGCCGGGGAGTGAAACAATGTCGGTAGTAGAGCCGGCGCGCACAGGAATAAAGTAATCTTCTTCGATGCTCATCGGGTTGTAGCGAAGATCGACGCGGCCGGTGTCCGGATCCATAACTTGATGTCTCTTAAGATTTGTAACAATCTTTTCCATATACTGTTCGACTTCATTAGGAGGAACAGCGCCAACATCAATCTTGAATACACGGCGTTCAGATGAACGAATAACACGATAGGCCATCATAGCATCTTCCATAAGCGTTAGCTGGCGCCAGATGCGACGTGCTGGCTCTAAAATTGAAGTTCCATATGGAGCATACTTATCATTTCCTAACACCCGGAAATGAGCAATTTGCCAGTTCTCGAAGGTAATGCCGGCAGAATTCCACTGGTATTGGATGTAATTAGGGTTGGTCGAGTCTTGCCCTTCTAATCTCTCTACTTCCTGCGAGGGGAGAGCGATTACAGACTGAACCCCATATTTATCATCGATGTCGAGATACAAAAAGAAGTCGCCATATTTACACATGGTTCGGGCCCAGCCAAAAAGATTATATCTGAGATTGAGAATGCTGTCGAACAGAACATTTAAAACAGCACTAATCTCTTCATTGGGGCACTTAATATTTAACATGGGGCGTAATTCAGAATATGTTGTCATCTCGTCCGCATAAATATCCATTGTCGATGCAATCTCAGGCATGTATTCCATTTGATCAAAATCGACATAACGTTCGGCTCGACGTTGATTTGAAATTGCGTTGACTGCGATATTGTCTAGAGGGCTGTATAGCGTCTTTTTAAATTGTTGCCCAGATGCAGATTTAAATCTAGAAGAAAATCTATCTAAATGTTGCCTTCTAATTCTGCGGCCGGACTGAGACCGATAATTAATAATCGGGCCGGAAAATAATCTTGTTAAAGCCTTGAATAAACTAGACTGACTATTCGCTGGGTTGTTTTTTGGGTCTGCCATTTATTTTCTCACTTAATAATCCATTTATATTGTTCATAAAGTTTTTGTGCTTCACTCATTTGATCCATGATGTTATCTTTTTTATAACCATGTTGGCCCGGTATCCGTGTATTCATTGTTGTTCTTGTTGTAATGATCGCGTCTACAAATGCTTTTTGATAGTTAAGGTCTCGCGCATTTGCTTGAATAGCAGTATCTCTTACCCAACAAGCAATTGCAAGAGCCATAATCAAATCATCGTTATAACCTTTCATTGCTTGTGGCTTGCCATTTTTCCAGATAAAGGTTTTCATTTCATTGGCCAATCGTGAAGAATACACTTTAATTAGTTTATTTCTTATAAACTCTTCTAATTTTGCAACTATTAAAGGCCGCGTTTTCGTCGTAGTTGAAAAGCCAGGAATTGCGGAGTGATGCGCTTCGGCTTGGTATTGCTCGATATACTCATGTGTTGATTTAATAGAATAATATATATTAGAATAACCGTATTCTATGAGTTTGTCAAGTACTGTATAACCAATATTATTATTTTCCACTACCATCATGGCATTCCCGAACTCTCGGCCAACTTGGTTGAGCATGTTCGCGAACAGGTCCGGTGTTAGCTTTCCTTGGTACTCTCCGATAATTTCTAATGTTTCAAGCTTCAGAATATGAAAAGTAGAAAAGTCGGCGCCGTCGCCTCGGGATACATCAACGACTATTAAATAATTACACGTAGGATCAAACTCTTCCCAAATCCAAAAATTACGATCAAAGCCTGTGCGATATTTTGGTTCTCTAACCATAGACAATACCCATTCCATACACTCAGGGTCTATGACAGTTTCGCCAGAGGTATTGAAATTACACTGTAGCTCCTGCGCAATTTGCCGCTTAGACATATTTCTGGTTTCTTTCTTATACCATTCTTCATCTCTTTCTGGGTGGACGTCCCATGGGAGCGTAGTAATATTAAAGTTATTGGCGCCGTCCTCAGCATCGGCGCATGTTTTATGAAACCAATTTCCAACGCCATTTGGTGTTGACAAAGCAATACAGCGTCCACCTGTTGATAGTGTGGGATATAGCCCTGTCCATAATTCTTCTAGGTTTTCAATGTGTGCCGCCTCATCAAGCACTAAAAGTGATAGAGCTTCTGATCGGCCGGCATCTCCAGAAGTGGAGGCTGCTTTAATAGAAGAGCCATTGGAAAGCTCAAAGGAGGTGCGGTTATCAATACTAATTGTGGCAATTTTTAGCCAATCGGGAAGCTGTCTCATGATTCCTTTGACCTTCTTCACGAGGTTTCCTGCTGTCGCGAACTTAGTTGCCATGACTAAAATGGCCTTGTCGCGATGAAACAGCATCATCCATACAACATAGCCGGCAGTAATAGTGGAAATTCCAAGTTGTCTTGCTTTTAAAATCACATTGAAGCGATAGTCATTAAAGCTATTCAGAAGTTCGTCTTGAAAATCATAAGTATCGAATAAGATAAGCCCATGCATGGGGTGGGAGATTCGCGCATATGTCTTAAGAAAATAAGATGGATCTTTTCCGCACTTTAATATCTCTTTGACTTG